TCGAAAAGATGATCAAAAACAAAGTTATGGGAGATATTCAGAATGTTCTTCCTAAAGCTATTGAGAGCGAGTTACCAGACACCACAGGGATCTCTATACCCTTCTAATGAGCATCCCAGATATAGATATACCAAATATATCTATACCTCATATACCTGTTCAAGTAATAGAGCCAGTAAGAGTATTTGGAGACTATGTAGTTCACCCTTCTTTTAGTGAGCCATCTCTCCTTCTACCTGGCTGTTATAAAACTCATCGTGATGCCAGTAGAAACTCTAATCTTGTAAATGACGATCCCA